CGCCAACATTTCTGCCTGAATTTGGTTTAGCCACCAAGCAGGCAAAATTGTACCCAACTCAGTTGTGCCATTGCCGTCATGAAATTGTTTATCTTGTGTTTCAATCGCTTGCATTATTGCTCCTGATAAGTAAAGCGAACTGCCGTGTGGGCTGGTTTTAAGTCTTGAAAGATGCGCTCAATCACGCTGTCGCTGAATGTGCTTAATCGTTCACCTGCGGTACTCATGCCTGTACGAAAACGGTTCACAATCTGGCTGCTGCTTTGCACATTTACCGTCCAGACAAACATAATGTCTTCCTCTGCCAAACGGTCGCCTGCGCGGTTGATGCCAGCACGAAAAGGTTGTGGCTCGTCTATCGTGATGATGTAGCCTGCGGATTTAGCCAGTTGCGTGAAATAGGGAATGCTCAATCTGCCCATGGTATTGATTTTAAGTAACACGGCAGACAATCGCTGCGAATAGCTTTTGCCTCGTCCGCTTAAATCCAGCACGCGCTCCCAATCTGTCAGCATTTCGCCTGATGTTTCAGGCTGCATGGCATTAAGGACACGTGCTGCGCTGCTTTGCACATCGTCTAATACGTGTGCGTCTATTTGCGCTTGCTGTTGTTGCTTTGCACCATTTCTCGCATAGGAAACAGGTGGCAATAAGCCAATTAAAATTTCATGATAACTCATAGTATTAAGCTCACATTTACACGTCCGAGTTTGAACCATTCAATGTGATTGACAACATCTGCTGCGCGATTGGCGTTGGGCGACAATAGTTTGCGGTCGGATATGCCGCCTACATTGCTAATCGCTGCCTCAATTTGCGACACAATCAAATCATCGCCGGGAATTAACGTGCCGAAATAATCGCTTAAAGCAGCCTGAACACGGCTTTGCGCGATGGCTAAATCCAAACCGTCTAATTTCACTCGTACTTGCACGTCTAACACTGTCAAATGTGGTTTGACGACTAATACATTTTTCGCGGTGACAGGGCGCATTTCATCAATATAGGCTTGCGTTTTGGCAATAATCTCATCACTGGGTGCACCATCAGCGGAAGTAATCGCAATATCCACCGTTCCTAAACCGCGCCGCAAAGGATAAACATACGCGCTGCTAACACCGTCCACGCTCAAAGCCCAGTTTTTGTAATCGTATTGATTACCGCCAGCTGGCGGACGGCGAATAATTTCTAGTAAACGTGCCAATAATGAAGCATCGGTTTCAGCATCTGTGCCGCCTTGCGCGGTAATCACGCAATCGCTGGCGATACCAGCAGGAGCAGCCATGAATTGTGCAGCAACCTGCAATACGTTGTGTGCCGCACCTGCACTATCGGCGATAATCGCAACACTGGCTGTACCGTTTAGCCCAATTTTTGCTGTGTCAGTGGTGCGATAAAACGTGTTGCCATATTTGATTGACACATCTGCACCGATTTTTGAACCCGCCACGCCTTGAATGGTCGCTATACCACTTGCCGTAGTTGCATTGCGGCGCATTAAGCCGCGCAAAGCGGCATGGCGTTCCAAATATGCCGTGTCGGCGGTATCGGGAAAAATTTGGCGGACTATCCACGCTTGATGTGCATATTGCCCTGTGGCGCATGCTGCCAAACGGCTGGCATGAACGAAATGGTCACTGTCATGGCTCACATCAGCAGTTGGGTTTAGGGATTGAGTGTCGCGCAAAATTGCGCTGCGAATGTCGTCAAAAGTAGGAATAGTAAACATGGTTTAAATACGGTTTAAACAGCGTTTCAGGCTGCTTTAAAAATTAAATAATCGGCACACGGTGGTCGTAATCAAAACCGCCTTGCGCGGTTTGAACGCGAATGTGCAGTATCAACCAACCGTTTTTGGGCTGCGATGTGCTAACCGTGATTTCATCAGCCCGACCATCATCAACAATCGGCTGCAAGGCTTCTTCGGCATATTGTTTCGCCAGCAATGCCACACGTGCCAAATCTTTTTCGCGCTGCAACAAATGCAGTTGCGAGCCAATACTTTTGTCTGCCCACCAAGTGCCAAGTGGGGTGCGTAGGCGTATCACAATCGCGTTTTGCAAATTGCTGATGGTGTTGCCTGTGTAGTCGCCTGTGATGGGGTTTAGTTCTTTTTCCATGCTGCTATTTTCGGCAAAACCATGCGATAGGGTGCAGATGTAACCTTGCGCCCCAAAAGAAAAAGGGCAGATATGAAATCTGCCCCTACGATAGAAAAACTATTGCGCGGTGCTGGTCGGTGCGCCATCACCTTGTTCTGTGTGCGTGTGATTTTGTAACGATATTGCACCTGCTGAAATATCGCCTGTGGCGTTCAGGCTGCCTGAAATGACTGCACCGCTACCGCCTGAAATCGCCAAACCGCCATTGCCATTGATTTGCCCCTGTGCTGTGAAAACAGTGCTGGTTTCGGTTAAAGGGCTGTTGATTTGAACTTTTTGGCTTGCATTGATAACAAGATTGTCGCAGTTGATTTCAATCAATTTTCCGCGTTTCAACACAATACTGCTGCCCGATTGGTCATACACCGCCACTTCTCCCGATTGCAGATTTTTGACACGAAAGCTACCGTGTTCAGACGCAATCACAATGCCATGCGAAGTGTCGCCGCCCAAAGGGATTACAATCACATCGGTATGGGCAGGTGCGTGGCTGGTAAAGCCAAATTGTTGTAATTGTTCAATATCTTGCAGTGTTTCATCGGCTAAACCTTGTACCTGCACGCGCTGAATCGATTCACCTGATTGCGTGAGTGTGAGCTTGCCGCGAAAGGCTTGCCGAATGCTGTCTGAAACGGCTTGCGCGGTTTGTGCGGTTTTTCTGGCTAATTTAGCTAAACTCATTTGCTGATTAATCCTTCAATTTTATCTTTGCCATTGGCGGATTTTTTACGTCCACGCCGTTTGCGTGCCCGTTCGGATTGAGTTGGATACGCATCAGGCGTCCACACACCGTCTTCTTTCAAGCGTAGTTCGGTTTGTGTGCCGCCCATGCGACTCAAACTAAACCGTCGTCCCATAATGAAAAAAATCGCATCAATGCCTTCTTCTTCGTCAATATAATGCACTCTCTGACCTGCTTCCCACAGCTTGCCATCTTGTGTTTTGTGGTCGCTGACGGTAATCGTGAGCGTAAAGCCTTCCAATTTCCAGTCGGATAATTGCTTTTTCGCTTGGCGTTTTAGGTTTTGCAAATTGTCCGCGTCTGCTACCACAACCGTTTTCGGTTTGTGCAAAGTCATGGCTGGGTCGGTATAAACCCATTTCAAATCATGTTTTGCGCTGTTGCCACTGCGTCCGTGCGATTGCGCCAAGAATGTAACTTCCGAAAAACGGTTATCGCTGTCATGCTCAATCAGCACATTTTCTACATTGCGCCGCTTATCTGATTTGCTCCAACACAAAGTCGCCACAGGTGGCGAACTGTAATCTGCACCACCGACAATCAGCGTGCCGTCAGGCTCAAACCAAACGTGCAGCCCAACCGAGTTTGCGATATGCGTTAAGGCTTGCCAAACGGTTTCAGAGGGTTCAATATCAATTTTGTCTAACGTGGGATTTTTTTCGGCTTTCAGTTCCACTTTTTTAATGTGCTTTGACCACGGTGCAACCAGCTTTTGAGCCGCTGCTAATACTGTCATGCCTTTCACATTGATTTGTGGCGCAGAACAATCTACCAACAAACACGCCAAATCGCGCCCTGTTAAACGCAAATTGCGACTGCCTTTGCTTTTGTCGTGTCTTTGATTGCCAATAATCCCTGTCAAAATTGTTTCGTCATTGATGATGACTTCGCAACTTTTCCCTGATAAATCGGGCAGTTCGCCCTGTTCAGATGACACGGCTAATTCAAAATCAAAGCCATCCGCAGGAATTAAAAAATCGCTGTCAATATCATAACTTAACCAGTCGCGGTGTTCTTTGCCGCCAATGCGCACCGCAACCGTATTTTCATACAGATTACTTAACGTAGCCATTGATTAAATCCCCTTTGCGGATAAAATTCGGGTGGATGATGTGCGGATTTAAGCGCAACAATTCATCGGCTCGCCCAATATCGCCATAGAAATCAAACGCGATTTGCTGTAATGTGCCGCTTAAAGGTGCTGGACGCACAATTAAAGGCGGTTTT